AATAGGTTCTCCACCTGCTGCAAGAGCTTTATCTTCAATCTTTTCCCCACGTAGACCCATTTGCTCTAATTCAGATATCAAGCGATCAAAACCTAAGAAATCAACACCATCAGCCATTCATTCCACCACGCTTCCACATGATTGATAAAGTGTGTTTTTCAGTTGGAATAACTGAAATAATGTCATACATTACGTTCTTATACTTAATCTTCATATCAGCATTCACATCTGCGCGAAATCGTATTTCCGTTTCACCCTGAACTTCACTATTAGCTGATGCTGCTTCAAAGTATTTTCTTCCCTTTAAAAAAATAAAAGAGCCCCATACAGTAAAAGAATCCTTATAACCTTCTATTGGATCACCGTCTGGGCTCTTTGCTTCCTCGTCTTTCACTTGAAATGTAAGACGTTTATCTAATTTACCTGGATTCACTTGCATCACCACCACAATATTGCAACTGAACTAATATCGACTGCAAACTAAATGCTAATTGTTCAGCCTTTCCAACTGCTTCACGATTTTCATGCCAATGAGCAATTAAAATACGAGCTGCTAATTTAGCAAGCTCGCTCTTCAAATCTACATTTTTACTTGTAGCATTTTTAATATATATTTCAGCAGCTATTACGAAAGATGTAATGAGATCGTCCTCTTCATCACCATCCACACGAAGATACTTTTTCGCTTCCTCTAATGTTAGTACCAAGAAGGACACCTCCTACCTTATTAAGCCCCTGTTTTAGGCACAATCGTAATTTGCCCATACACAACTGCTTCTTGGTCCCATAACGTAACGTCTTCACGTTCAATTGCTCGGAATTCTGTTGTATTACCTCTCCAAGCACTTCCACCCTCTTTTGTCATATCAAGGGATAACTGCTGTCTATCCCATAACACAACTGCTTCTTTCAGGTCCCCAACAATAAATGGTGCTTTACCATCTTTATCTGTAGCAATTGTCTTATTGGATAAAACAATAACTGGCTTTCCTGATAATAGCTTACGTGTTGGATTTGTTGGATCTGGTTGAAGAAGTGGACGGCCATCCTTATCTTCTAATTGATCTAAGTAATTGAATCCATCTTGGTTTGTAATAATGTTTGCTACAGCCGAGAAAGCTGGGTCTAATGTGACATTTAATGCAGTTTTAATGCCTTTATAATCCTTTAAATCAACTTTTGTTAATTTGTTGATTTCTTGTAAAATTAAATAATTACGAGTTGCAATAGATTTCTTCGCAATCCACTGACGTAAATAAGCTTCTAGCGCTTGATCCGTATCATTTAATAAATCATTTGGTACAGGTAGAAAACCTGCATAATCCTCAATAACATACGGTAAACGATCAAATTGTGGTGAAGCAATTTCTTGCATTGCATTTGGGTTTCCATACTCAGATAATGGAGCGAAAGGTGTAGATGCTGCCCGTTTTTCTAATGTGCGAGCTCCCTTATTCGTTGAAACAGGTTGCACATTTACATATTGCTCTAAGTTATCAACCGTTTGTTTTAATTGATTAATCGTTGTCGTAATATCTTCCGGAACAATATAACCGCCATCTTTACCTGTATTCTCAGATAATGCTGCTTTGTATTCCTGCATAACGCTTGCTTCTTCATGACTTAAATTTTGACCACGTATAGCTTTCATAAACACTTCTTTATACGATGAATCTTCATTTTTAACTGATGATGGAGGCAAAACTTTTGCTTGTGAATTTACAGGGTCAGAAACTTGAATTTGCATCATTGCTAGATAGTTATCCAATTCATTTTTCGCGTTTTTCGCTTCCTCAATTTTTGCCTTTGCATCTTCATATTTACCGCTGTTATTAAACCCTTCCGCTTTCGCTTTCAAATCAGCAACTTTTTGTCTTAATTCTTGTTCACGTTTATCCATTCCGTATTTCCTCCTTGTTTTGGCACAAAAAATAGACCTATAGCTCTAACAGGTCTAGTGCGTTTTGAATTTTTAGTTGTTCATTATTGTCTTTCTTTGGAATAGAAGGAGCTTTTGCTACTACTTTACTAGGTGTTTTCTGATATTTATCAAAGTAATCACTACTACAAGCTGCGACTTCTTTTGCTTCCACAACTTCAATATTGAAGTATTTTTCAGCTTCTTCACCACTTAACCAGGTCTCAGCATCTACTAATTGCTGAATTACTTCCATTTCGATGCCTTCTTTCAAGTTTTCTTTGTATACATTCATAATTCCAGCCTCAAGATTATCCAAGTCCTCTGCCATTTTACGAAGTACATTTGCATTCCCTCTACTTACAGTCCATGGTTTATGGACCATTAAAAAAGCATTAGAAGGGACAACAACACGATCACCAGCCAAGGCGATTACGGAAGCGATAGAAGCTGCAACACCGTCCACATAAACAGTTTTTTGCGCTTTATTACGTTTCAACATGTTATAAATAGCTAAACCAGCGAATACAGAACCACCACCACTATTTACATAGATATTTAAATTACTTTTATCATCCAACTGCCCTAAAATATTTTTCACATCATCCGGCATCACATCGGAATCGTCCCATTTCCATCCGGTATTGTTTATGATGTCACCATAAATGAATAGATCAGCTGAAGAATCTGTTTGATTTTTAATTGTAAATACGTCTTTAATCGTCCTCATCTCCCTTCTGTAACACTCCTCCATTAGCTTTTGCCAATTGATATTCGTCTGCGATTTCAATAGATACATGGTTTAAGTCAACACGGTGTTTATCACCGTATTCCCCAATCCCGTCCATATCCTCCAGTTCTAGCACCTGATTAATTGAAAATGCACCAGCATCTAACATAATTTTGTAGAATTCTGCTCGTGATTTAGAATCAGCACGTAATAAGCTTGTTAGGTTAAACTTCAAGTAATATCGTTTTTGCTCATGAAACGAAAATGATTTATAAGAAAACTCTTCTTCATATTGAATAAGAATTGGACTCAATGTATTTTGAATAAAATCCAACGCTTGTTGCTCAATATTGGAGAAAGTAGCACGATCTAACTCATTAATCATATGCAAAGGAATATTAAAAATATTTGCAATCTCACCTTTATCAAACTTCATACCTTCGATAAATTGAGCATCTTTCAAAGGCATTCCAACCTTTTCAAACTCTAGTCCAGCATCTAAAATAGCTATTCTTTGCGCATTATTCAACCCTGTATTTGCTTCTTCCCAGGCATCACGAAGTTTATTTTTAGCCTCTTTATTTAAAGGTTGTTCTGTTTTTAATATCCCGCTATGCGCTGCACCGTTTGTAAAGAATTTACCTTTAAACTTTTGGGCCGCCTGTGAGCTACCTATAGACTCTCTTGCAATTTGAATAGGAGGTTTCCCCCTTAAACCATCAGTAGATAGTGTAGTAAGATGGATTATGTCTTCATCAGGTATTTTTATAGGTGTACCGTCTGGCAAGCTCGTAAAATACCATAGTTTATTGGTCTTTAAGTCCACCGTGGGCGTTGTAACAGCTGGATTTAATACCCACAACTCTTTTGGCCTTCCATCTACACCCCAATGAATATTGATATAGGCATTTCCCCATGTATTTCGATGTGTTTCGATTAAATGTTTAAATTTAAATGGGCTTTGGTAAGGATTCGGGCGTCTTTCCAAAACAAACGATACTTGATGTGCCTTATCCCGTTCCCTTCCCTTCGCTGTCTTTTTAAACGTTTGAAAAGGAAGCATCGCAACACTATTTGCAAGGATATTAATACATCGATAAACCGTCGGAACACCTAAAGAGGATTCAACCGTTACCTTTTCACCGCTTGCGGCTTGATATCCAAATAAACTTTTAAACCAAGGAGAAGGATTTTTTAAATCTGTCGTATCCTGATTTCTAAATAACTGCCGAAAAATCAAAAGTTTCACCTCCTTTCTATCTTCTTATCATCACCACCCCCAACATTGTGAGAATAATCCCTAACAGATACCATCCATAAATCGGGTTAACAAAAAAAGTCGTCCCTACAATAATGGACAACCCCGAAATCAATAGAATATCTTCTAAAATACTTATAAAAAACAACAAGAATCGCATGTAATTCCTCCTAAAATGAGAAATCTTGACTTAATATATAGGAATTTAAGTCCATCTCACCAGAATTGAGCATGCATCGAACATGCGAGTTAATAACAGCCGCTATCGGATCAATTCTTTCTGTAGTTTTCGACTTGTCCAACATGATATTTTCGTTAGCATCCTGTTTTGTTATAGCATTACTAGTTGCCCAGTTCAGCACAGGGTTGTTATTATGGATGACATTCTTTTGATACACTTGTTCACGAAAATCCTTTGTAGGGCCTGATAAAGTTGCCATCCCTTGGCGTATTTCTATCATGGTATACCCTTCTGTCTCCATGTCTTGCATAAATTGTGTTGCGTTCCAAGGATCAGCACATATTTCTTTAATCTTAAATTTATGGTCTTTTTCCATATTTCTAATATGCGTTTTAATATATTCGTAATCAACTACTGCACCAGGTGTTGTTGTGATCCATTTTTGTTGTACCCACAGATCATAAGGAACTTTATCCGTTTTTCTCTTTTCAGCTAACGTATCTTCTGGCATAAAGCTATGACTAATTACGATATACTTATCATCCTTTTTAAATTCAAATGAAATACTTGTTAAGTCAATTTTTGCTGATAAATCGACACCTACTGTGCATTCCAACCCTTTTAATTCTGATAATTCCACAGTTTCTTTGCAATCTTTCCATTTTTGCATATCCATGTAGCCTATTTTCTTTTCATATCTACCCATCTATTCATGTTTTTCG